CCTCAAATGGTGCAATCTTCTCGGCCACATTACCAGGAACGAATCCAATTTCAAGAGATTGTACTGTAGACCTAACAATAAGGATCTTATCATAAGGAGTTCTTTCGTTAAGAACTTCTCTGAGTGCATTGTAAAGAAGAACGTGAGTTTTACCCGTTCCCGGCGACCCGTAAGCTAAAATGTTTTGTCCTCGTTCATAAGAATCAAAAAGCTTGGTCTGATTATCAGTAAGAGGATGCATTTTATGCATCAGCTCTAAATTAATTGTTCTACCATTTCGTCTTTGATTTTTATTGTAGCCTAAAGAAGTTCGTTCGGATGTAGCCCTTCTTTTACGAGTCATAGGTTTGTGTATGTTTGTTTGTTAGATTTTACCAATTTGGCTCTTTGTGCCGGCTGATTTATTTACCTTTTGTAGGACTTCATTCCATCCGGGGTTCTTTTTAATGAGCTTATCTTTCCACTCTCCGGTTTCGACAAATCCGGCGGCACCTTCAGCCCAATTCCGGGTCCACTTTGGATTTTTTGCATACCAAGACGCAATATCGTGAACGCTCATTTCAATTACTTTAGTTTCACCAGTTTCTTTATTAATAATCGGATAAATTGCCATTTTCTTTCGTAGTTCTAAAGTATTTATTGGTAATCAGATGACCCATTCAGTATTAGCTCCACCCAAAGCTTCAGAGACAACTGGAAAACACTCAGCAAAAATAGCCTTACATGCCTTTGCCACTTCTTGATGTTCTAGTTGGGTTCCATTCTTTTCTCTGAGAGCGATATATGTGATCCACGATCTGAGGCTTCCTTTCATATAAAGTCTAGTCATTGTTGCACCTGGAAGTACCATTCTGGCGCTTTCCTTTGCCACCCCAAGGCTCAAAAGTTTCTTATAGAGATTTCGTGAGACCCCAAAATGCTGTCTAATTTCTTCTTGTAGTGTGAGTTTTAAATAATCACCCAAATCGTCAGTTGAGTTTTGTCTATTCTTAGTGTCTTGCTTTCTTAAATCTGGAACGGGAATATCCAGATCCAATTCTGTAGCATCAGCATATCTTTGAGAAAATTGTTGAAATTCAAAGCTCCTGTGCCGAAGAATTTGTGTTGCAATAGGAAGTTGACAGTTAATCTCTACCGTCATATCGGCCATCTGGAAAATACTCCAGTGCTTCTCTCTGATACAATACTTAAGAAGACCGCTAAATTCTTCGTTGTCCTGATTTTTAGGATTAGATACTCTTGCACAATATGCAATTAACTTTTCCGCATCTTGTGTATGTGAAACTAATTCAACTTTGCTGCTCATTCTCTTCTTCTCTATTTTTCTTACGGGAATTTTTAAGGTCTTTCACAAGAAGTTTAATCTCCTTATAAGCCTCATCTTCGGTCATTTTATCTCCAATTTCAAGACCCACAATAATTCCGATTCTATCGGCAAATGCTGCAAGATCTTTTTCAAAAGGTGTCAAATTGTATGCCATTAATCTACCTCCAAATATTCAGGGTCTTCAAATTCTTTTTGTATATTCTGCATCATATCTTCAAGTCTGATAACATTATTTTGTTCATCCTCAACGATAATCTCGTCTTCAAGTAGTTCAACAATATTCTTTAAATTCTGAATTAGAAGTTTAAGGGTCTTATTGTTAAGCTTTTCTTTGGCTGGCTCGTTTGAGCTATAGTATCCTAGCATAGGTTCTCCTGTTTGTCAAGCCCCCTCTGGAGGCAGTGTTTATCGGGCAATATCTTTTATTGTATGGTGCTGACAATTAATATTCTGTAGAATGTATTGAACACCAAGATTAGAATCTGCCTTTCCGCAAGTGAAAATATCAAATGCTGCTTTTGCTTTCTCCGGAAAGGTATGCACGGAAATATGAGATTCAGATAGCAATAAAATGGCAGTAACTCCTTGTGGTTCAAATTTATGAGACATGCAATTCAAAACTGTTGCTCCACACTTTTCGGCTGCTACTCTTAAGACTTGAATAAGAAATTGCTCGTCATTAAGTAGATTAAAATCACAACCGTAAACGTTTAACAGACAGTGATGACCCATGCTACTCATCGGGAGTGTCCTCCAATAGTTTAGAAACAATTTGCTCAGTTCCGTCAAGATTTTTCATTTCGTATAACCTGCTCCGCATATAACGTTTAACTTTCTTGTATCTCTTAAGAAGTTTATCTAATTCCTTCTCATTAATAATCGCCTTAGCAAAACCACTCATCGTTTCCAGTTTCTAGGGTTAATTTTTCCATTAGAATGCCCAATTTTATAAATATGATTTCCAAACCTATCATAATAAAGGTCAAAGACAGTTACCATTTTTGAAGAACGGCAGATGTCAATGCGATTTCCTTCGGTATCACTATACTCAACAATATGAGCGTCCGTAGGCAATTCATTAAGATTTATGTCATCTCTATTCACATCGCTCAATAGAATTTCGCAATGATAATTGCTAGGTAAAGTGTTCAGCTCTTCGGTCGTCCACGGTTCGGACTTATTACTCATTTTGTATTCTCCATTTCTTTATAAAACTCATAGGCTCTTACAGTTTGAACGACTTCTCTTGTTGCATTTGGATTTCTTTCAACATAATAGCGAACATCCAAATCCTCATCTCGGGCAAGGAGTGTTAGAATTTCTGGTGGTGTGTTGGGATTTTCTGCAACTCCATAGCGAACATCCTCATCCTCATCTTGGGCAAGAATTGTTAGGATTTCTGGTGGTGTGTTGGGGTTGTAGGCAACTCCATAGCGAACATAATAATCCACATCTCGGGCAAGAATTGTTAGGATTTCTGTTGGTGTGTTGGGGTTGCGTGCAACACTACAGCGAACATAAAGATCCTCATCTCGGGCAAGAAGTGTTAGGATTTCTGGTGGTGTGTTGGGGTTGCGTGCAACACAATAGCGAACACTCGCATCCTTATCTCGGGCAAGAATTGTTAGGATTTCTGGTGGTGTGTTGGGGTTTTGTGCAACACAATAGCGAACACTCGCATCCTTATCTCGGGCAAGAATTGTTAGGATTTCTGGTGGTGTGTTGGGGTTTTGTGCAACACAATAGCGAACACTCGCATCCTTATCTCGGGCAAGAAGTGTTAGGGCTTCTGGGGAAGTGTTATGATTGTCTGCTAACAGGAGATTTTGGTCTTTCATAATGTTGGATGCTCCTTATAAAACTCATAGGCTCTTACAGTTTGAATGATTTCTCTTGTTGCATTTGGGTTTCTTTCAACTCCACAGCGAACCCTCCAATTCTCATCTCGGGCAAGAATTGTTAGGATTTCTGGTGGTGTGTTGGGGTTTTGTGCAACAGCCCAGCGAGGATGAGTATCCTCATCTCTAGCAAGAATTGTTAGGATTTCTGGTGGTGTGTTAGGGTTATATGCAACTCTCCAGCGAACACTCACATTCTTATCTCGGGCAAGAAGTGTTAGGATTTCTGGTGGAGTGTTGGGGTTGCGTGCAACTTCCCAGCGAACAGTCCAATTCTCATCTCGGGCAAGAATTGTTAGGATTTCTGGTGGTGTTTTGGTGTTGTAGGCAAGTTCCATACGCTGTTGTGGATCTTTTTCTTCCAAGATTTTGGGCAGAGTTTCTGGGGAAATATCTAAACAATTCATCAAACTCTATTGCTCCACTGAATCTCGGGAAATGCTTCTTTAACAACAGCAAACGGGATATTATACTTTGACTGTAGTTTTTTATCCTTTACTAGACACAAAATTTCGGCTTCTCGGGGGTGCAATCCTTGAATTATATTAATAAACATGGTCTCTCTGCGAATACTAGACAGACTATCATTTCCTCCAACAATAAAGTTAAAGAATTTACTATGCTCTCTACGAATTGTGGTACGGTTATTACTGCCATAACTATCAATCATTTCAGATGACACAATCTGTTTATTCAAACTATCAGAGAAACTGGTATCATTACCGACAACTCCAATATCTCGGGCCTCTGCAAAGGGTACATCGCCTTCTGGAATTGCGGATCTAATGCTATCATCATAATTCCAAATGAATACTGTCATTATAGATGGATCTTTATATTCCTGCAGAATTTCTACCTTCTTGGCATTGCTTCGCTGTTTTACTACCAAATCAAAAACTTCAAACAAAAATGGATTGCTCTGAAGCTTTTCAGGTGTCGCTGGTTTCTTCTTGGTCGTCTTCATCTGTGTAGTCATAATCTCCGTCAAAAGTTACTGCGTGTAGAATGTCTGGTCTGATACTGCCATCGGGATTATACATCTCTGGATGGAGTCTTGGAGCTGGAGGATAAAATTTAGCGACAATAAAGCCCGAAACTAGACCCACCAATAAAATGCAAAGAGAAATCAGAACAATTAAGGTTACCAATAAACTAATCATTGCGGTCGTTCTCCGAGATTTTGTTTGTTTATTTTTAGCTCAATTTTAAGATTGATTTCTCTTGAGAAGAGAGATATACTCTTAACAATAGTAAAGAAAAAATTATCTTCTCGTCTTTTTCGGAGCAAATACTCCTTACCCCTATTTAGTTTTGGGTTTTGCACGTCTACCGAGCCTTTTGTCATAAATGTATTTCTCTGTGTCTGTAATAAATGACTCAAGATAAATCTTGATCTTCCTCGCAAAAGGCTTTGAGAGGTGCCCATAAGCCTCTCTAAGGTAGCTGTGTCTAGGGTCTTGACCTCCTTCAAGGTATTCGGACAATTCTTGTATAATGGCTAATATATTGAGTGCAGTGTGACTCTTAAGAAACACCTGGGCATCGGCACGTCTGAACTCTTTTTGCTGTAGATACGTGTAAAAGTTAAGAATAAATTTACCTTCTACAAATGCAAAATCAATAGCTTTTTCAATGTCAGTGTGTACTTCTTCCATTAGAGAATCTTTTGATTCCGTAAAAATAGAATCGTATCTTTACAGCCTCCTAGTTTTGTTTCACCTTGAATAACTTGAGGAAAAGTTGAGCCTTCTACAAAAATTGTGTAGAATTCTTCCTTTGAAAATTGTTTATCAAGAGTGAGAATTTCATGTTCTAAATTGGCCAGGCTCATCACCTGTTTAATTTGTTCACAATATGGACAATTTTCCTTTGAATAGATTATATATTTCATTGTCGGTTCAGTCTCTGCTCTAATGCTGTTAATCTGTTTTCTTTTTCTCTTTCAATTCTTTGTCTTTCTGCTTCTTCTGCTCGGGCATCAGCTTCGGCTTGCTGCTGTTCCCGGCGAGCTTCTGATTCTCGCTTTTGTTTAATTAAACTCTCTTGAGTTCGTTGAGCCGAATTTTGTCTACTTTGGGAAATATCTTCATAAAATTGATGAAATGTTTTCATTTCGTTATTCTAAATTATGAATTATTTATAGGTCAAAGATTTTTCCTTGGGCTTGTTGTTTTAGTATTTCCAATTCTTCTAGTTTTTGTTGAGTTTCATCTTTGTTGGAAATAGCACTCGTAACTTGTATTCTGAATCTTTCGTCATTGTCCAGGCAAATATTTATTAATGCACCTAGAGGTGCTTTAGGGTTTTCTGCAACTCCACAGCGAACATTCCAATCCTCATCTCGGGCAAGATTTGTTAAAGTTTCTGGTGGGGTGTTGGGGTTTTCTGCAACTCCCCGGCGAACAAGACAATTCTCATCTCGGGCAAGAAGTGTTAGGATTTCTGGAGGAGTGTTGGGGTTGCGTGCAACTCTCCAGCGAACACTTAAACTCTTATCTCGGGCAAGAATTGTTAGAGTTTCTGGTGGTGTGTTAGAATTGTATGCAACATTCCAGCGAACATCAACATCCTCATCTTGGGCAAGAATTGTTAGAGTTTCTGGAGGGGTGTTGGTGTTGTAGGCAAGTTTAAGTTTGTTCATTTTACGGATGATTGTAATTGGATTTTGTCTTTAAATGCTTGTTCAATTGTGTCGCCATCTATGCTCACATTTCTTCGGTTAGGATATTTTTTCCGGGTTATATGCCAAGATCCATCTTCACGAGCTAGACTAGAAAGCTGATCGTCAGAGTATTTATTATAAATCTTCCATACTTTTTCTAACAGATGTATTCGGGTATCATCGGATTGAATAGTGGTTTCTGAAACGTGTTCATAAATTGGCTGACTACCATACTTTTTGGTCACATCGTAAATATCGGGAAATACTGGACCCCAACTCCAGGCTTGCGGTAGTTCATCTGTAAGCGGTTTATTATATAAGGCTAAATGCCAACCGTGTGCAAAATATACAAGTTTTTGTAGTCTTATAGCTGTAATTTTAAGATTGCAGCGCCAGGCTTTTTCTAGAAACCAGTTGGCAATCACCAGAGATTTAATAGGTTCCAAGTCTTTCTCCAATTCGTTTTAACTTAAAATTCATGCGCTCTTCAACTTCTTTCTCAACTTCCATTGCATAAATTATTTGCTGAGTCATAATGACAACATCTGCCAATTCATCAATCATCAATGGCTTAGCATCTTCACCCTTACGCCTAAGTTTATTGCACGCAACTATTAATTCGGCGCATTCTTCTTGAAGTTGGTTTAATTGTGGTTCAAAGCCCCATTTTTCTAAAGCTCGGGTGTATAGAATTTTTGAATCATTATTCATTTTACTTTCTCCATTTCTTTATAAAACTCATAGGCTCTTACAGTTTGAATGGCTTCTCGGGTTGCATTCGGGTTGAGTGCAACTCTCCGGCGAACATCCTCATCTTGGACAAGAAGTGTTAGGGCTTCTGGTGGTGTGTTGGGGTTGTATGCAACTCTACAACGAACATTCCAATCCTCATCTTGGGCAAGAAGTGTTAGGATTTCTGTTGGTGTGTTGGGGTTCTCTGCAACTCTCCAGCGAACACTCCATTTCTCATCTTGAGCAAGAAGTGTTAGAGCTTCTGGTGGTGTGTTGGAATTGAATGCAACCCCATAGCGAACATTCCAATCCTCATCTCGGGCAAGAATTGTTAGGATTTCTGGTGGTGTGTTGGGGTCCAAAGCTTGTTCCTTTAAATTCATATTGAATGAACCTCTACGACAACATTATCGTTGTCGTCAACAAACACAAGTCGTCTACCTTTCTGCTCCTCTTGTTTGGCGATGAATAAAAGGGCAACTCCTTTTCTTACAATATCAGGCGAACTGAGCCCGAAATCTTTTTTTAGTAGAGTTACAAAGGTCAGAAATCTTTTATTCTCATCGGATAGTGCTTTCTGCTGCGGATTTTTAAGAAATTTCATTATGTTTGATT